GATTAAAAGAAAAGCATTACCTGAAGTATCAAGTTTAACCGGTATTCCAAAAGCCTTTTTACAGTACCCATCAGTTGTTGATGTATATTTACTTGGTGTTAATACTGACTACTTTATTAAATATAAAAGTTCTATGATAACAGAGTTTAGTGTTGATTATGGTGCAGGCGGTGGAGTTGCGATTATGAAAGGTGGTAAACCTGCTGGCGTTACTCTTAATATGAGTATGACTGAGCTAGAAATTGAAACAGCTCACGATTATGGCGCAGAGAACGAAGGAAGACAACAGGACGCAATTAGCGAAAGCACTTTAGGAATAAATGCAGGACCTGATGACGGATTGAGAGGATAGAATAATGGCAAAATACTTTGAACAATTTCCCTTAATAGAATATGAAGGCAAATTGGTACGAGACATTACTCGACGTACTAACTTTACTAAAGAAGTTTCTAATAACCCTTTAATGTATTTGCCATATACTGTTAAAGAAGGTGAGAGACCAGAAGACATTGCTGAGTTTTATTATGGTAGTGTTGATTACACTTGGGTTGTGTACTTTTCAAACTCTATGATGGATCCATACCATGATTGGCCTAAAGCCGAAGCAGACTTTAATAATTACCTAATTGCAAAATATGGTGAAGACTCTGGTTTAGTTGGTGAAGATATTGTTGATTGGACAAGAGATGATAACCCTGAAAACATTCTATACTATTATAAAGAGGTATAATTAAATGGCAGTTGATATTGTTAAGTTAGCTCCTGAGTCGTTCCGAACGATTTATTTGCGTAAGGAAGACCGTATTATTTTACGTACAGAGCAAGGACGTAAGATTATTATTAAACGTATTATCCCAAATGAATGGAAACCTTGGAGAGTTTACGATCAGGAATTGGCTGATAACAATAATAAGAAAGAAATCTTTTTGGTGGATAACGCTTATTTACCACAAGTTACAGATTCATTTAGAAAGAAAATGCGTAGCAAATAATGCCAGATACACAATTTAATCCGGGTTCTGCAGATGTTGTTGAAGCAATAATGACTTCACACGATGGCAAGAACTCTCAAAACATTACAGCGCAAATAACAAAGTTTAGCTTAACTCAGTCAATGAACGCTATGAGTTATAGTGGTACATTAACTTTGCTTGACGGTATTAGTTTATTTGAAGGATTTCCAATTCGCGGTGAAGAAACAATTACTTTAAAACTAAAAGGGTATGATTTAAATACAGAAGTTAATTTAAAAGTACATGCATATAGTATTGATAGCATAACAGTAGATGAGGCTAGCAGTAAGTTATTATTTAATATTAATTTCGTTTCAAATTTAACATACAAAGCAAGCACACGTAGAATTATTAAAGCGTTTCAAAGAAAATCAATAGATCAAATTGTTCGTATGTTATTTAATACATACTATGGATCGCTTGGTGAAAAAGAATATTTAGATCCTGTTACTAAACGAACTTTAGAGTATGGAGCATACGCAATGCCAATTACTGAGGAAGAAGATAGAAACTTTATTTTGCAGCCAACAACAAATATGACGAATTGTACGATACCTAATTATCTTCCAACGCAAGCAATGGATTTTTTACAAAATCAAAGTTATCAACCTGAGACACCATCTTGTTCGTTTAAGTTTTTTGAAACGTTAGATAACTTTTATTTCTGCACAGATGAATATTTTATTAAAACAGCGCAACGAAAAGAAATAATTGATTTATTTTATTCACCAGCTTCTTCAAACGATCCACGTAAACCTTTAGACCAAATTAATAGAATTGAAGACATAACAATAATTAATAAAGGTTTAAATACTGCTGCTGATATGTTGTCTGGTGGATACAAAAGTAAAACGACTGAAGTTGATTTAATAAGGCGAAAGCTTGTCACTAAAGTTTTTACATATGACAACGATAACCATGCCAAATTTATTGATATGTCAGGTTCGCCACGTGACTTAGCAGATGATACACATACATCCGAGTTTAGAAAAGATACGTTTACAGATGAAAACGCTAAAGACTTTTTGGTGTTTAAAGACTATCAGCAAAATGGTGATATACCTAGTAGTTTACATACTGATAGATTTATGCCACAAATTATTGCTAACACACTTGCGTATAGGCATCATTTAGGTAAAACAGTATTATCAGCCAAAATGAAAGGTCGTTTAGATATTAGACCTGGGATGATCGTTAACTTGGATATTACAAATTTAGACGGTGTTGCTAGCAATCCAGAAAGAAACCAAACAATGTCTGGAAAATACTTGGTTGAAGGTGTTAACCACAATCGTGATGATAAAGGAACCTTGCATTGTGGTTTAAGACTACAAAAGTTTGGGTGGAGCAGAGGTGAAGTAGATGTTTGATTATGGTAAAGGGATTAGAAATCCATTATTCTTTGTTGGCGTTATTGAAGAAAACGTAGATCCACGTAAAGAAGGTCGTGTTAAAGTACGCGCGTTTGGTGTACATGGTTTAAATACAGATATTCGTAGAGATGAATTACCTTGGGCTGTATGTGTTAAAGGTGATTACGATCCAAACGGTTCACCTGGGCTAGGGTTACCTGCATTGAATAGTTTTGTGTTTGGTATGTTCCTTGATGGCGAAGGTGCTCAACAGCCAATGGTTCTTGGATTAATTCCAACTCAATACACCGAAGTTATTGATCCCGTTGCTAACGGGTGGGGAACTATTCCAAGAAGTAATGCTGAGTTACTTATGCGTGGTTCAGCACCAGAAGATTTTGGTCAGCCTCAACAATCTAGACGAGCTCGTAACGAATACATGCATGAAACAACCACGACTGACCAAAATGCTGCTAGGGTTGAAGGCGTTGAAATTGCTGGTATTGACCCAGACGAAAGAACTTGGTCAGAACCGGCACCGGGAGCTCAAACATCATATCCATTTAACAGAGTTATCGAGTCAGGTTCTCATGTTATTGAACTAGACGATACGCCAGATGCTGAACGCATTTTAATATATCATAAAGAAGGTTCTTATATGCAGATAGACGCGCGTGGCGTGGTTATCAATAAAGCAGTATCAGACCAATATGATGTATTAGATAGAAACGAACATAAAGTTGTTGGTGGTAATGGTGGCGGATTTAGTACAGTAACTATTAATGGTAATTCGTATGTTAAGGTTAAAGGTAATAAGACTGAAGAAATTGATGGCGATTTACAAACATTAGTTCATGGTAATCATTTACTTTCAGTTGGTGGACAATCAACTTTAGTTGCTGGTGAACAGGCTCAGATCAGAGCAGCTGATGTAAAACTTGAAGCGAATGTTAGTTCTCTTATTATGAAGGCCGGTAAAGAAATTCAATTCCAATCTGGTCAAGGTATTTACGTTAAATCAGATAAGATATATGTTCAAGCAATGGACCAACTACATTTAAAAGCGGATCTTACGTATATGGAAGGTACGTCTGAACTTAATATATTCTCAGAAACCGTATTTATGAATGGTACTGAAGGCGTTGATATTAGAGGAGACGCAGAATTAAAGATTGGTTCTGACGGAGACATACATGTTAATACTGGCGCAACTATTCATATGGATACATTTGTTAATATGGCCAATGGCGACTCAGACGCAGCTAATAGTGCTTACCCTCCTGAGAACTCAAAAGATGCATCCTCTATTGAAGCGCCAGAACCTGTTACGAAATCAACTGCAATTAATCCTGAGGATCCAGTATCATTAGGTGGTGGCGGTCAAACCGCTGGTGACGATTTGCCAGCAACCACACAAACAGACGCTGGTGGAGAAACTTCTGCCGCGACACAATCAGAACTTACACCGTTACTTGATTTTATTAATTCAGTAGAGTCTAAAGTATATGGTTATGAAAGTGTGTCAGGCGAAATACCAACTAACTTAAGACCAACTAGAAGAATTACTTCCATGACTATTGGTGAAATATTAGATTACCAAGAAAGAATTGATGCAGACTCTGGATCAGAAGCTATAGGTCGCTATCAAATTGTAGAAGATACTCTTCGCGGATTTGATAACCAAGACCCAGCCAGAGGTAGGGAAAGACCACTTTATGAAAGAGCTGGTTTATCAACAAGTGATTTATTTAGCCCAGAGAACCAAGATAAGTTAGCCATTGCACTCATAAACAAACGCGGTTTACAATCATATCTTGCTGGTACAATGGACATATATAAATTTGGTAATAGCTTGGCTAAAGAATGGGCAGGGTTACCAGTTGTATCTGGTCCTAAAACAGGCTTAAGCCATTATGATGGTGATGGATTAAACGCTGCTAAACCAGATAACGTACAAAACTTTTTAGCAGTCTTAAGAAAACTTACAAGTTCAGCAACGAACCTTAACAGTACAGGGGCAAGATAATGAGCATAGATAACTGTTTAATACCAGATGTAAATAGAGTAGAAACTTCATCTGTTACTAGCACATCAAATGGTAACGGTGAATATACTTTATCGCAAATTAAAGTGTTTGAAGCTGGTTTTATAGATAACGTTGGTAACACAGTATATGGTAATTCGTTAACACGAGCTGTAAACCAGTACCCAGATTTTTATGAAAACCTTAATAAGATTAATAGTACTGTATTACAATCGCCTTTCGTTAAAGAGCAAATTCCTAATTATGAAATCCTAGCTATTAAACAAACAGAACTTGGTAACATATCTTTATCGCCTTTTGAGTTTGCGGAATATCTTAAAGACAATAACTTAACTCCTATCACTGCTAACTTTATGGCAAATCAAAACCCACCAAAGTTTTTACAAAGCCTTGATGATTATTTAAGAGACGGGTTTGCTAATTCTATTATGGGTGGTTTTTGTGGTATGATGCCAAATGTGTTTGGTGCTATTGGAGCATTCTTTGGTATCATTGGACAGGTAGGCGGTTTGATTAGTGATGCGTTGAGTTTCATTGCGAAAATAAGAAACATTAAAGATCCGATTAAAGCTTTGTTTGATGCTATTAAAGTAAAAGCACTTATTCAAGCCATTAAGGAAAAGGTAACTAAAGCGGTTATGGGAGTTGTCAATAAAATTAGAAGCGCTATTGAAAACTTTGATATTGCTGGTATTGCCAATCAAGTTGAAAGCTTAGTTAGAAATACAGTTGGTAAAAAGCTTGCTCAATTGCAAGAAGGAATTATGGGATTCTTTAGTGAAGAGAATATGAAAAAAATTGAAAATAAAATTAAAGGAATGATTGATTACGCAGTTGGTTTGTTTGATAATCCATCAGTAGAAGAAATAATGTTTTTAATTAGCAGAATATGTGGCTTCGCTGCAGGTATTGAAACTTTAATCCAAGGTCTTAAAGATCCATTAGATAAAACTGCGGATAGATTTATTCAAGGTTATGATATGTTAAAAGCAAACTCTGGATTGACTACAGCAAGCGTAATTGCTGCTGGCGGAATACGAATGGACGATGTTTACCGTAAGGCAATGATAGAGCAACAGAGAAAAGTATTAGCAGATGCAGGAAACGTGGAAAAAGAAGTTCCTACTGAATATGAAGGAGCTCCTACTTGGGATCAAATCAAAGATGGTAAACATCCAATAATTAGACCTGAGCCTGGACACTCTGCTAACACGAAAGCAGGTTGGGAAGGTTTAGACATAAATACTAGATCTAAGCTTGTTAAATTGTGGAACCTTTCAAATCTTGGTACTCCTTTTATTGGTAGAAGTTTTTATAGATCTCAAGAACATCAAGATAGATTATATCAAGAAATGTTAGATGGGAAAAGAAAAAAAGGCAGTTGCAAAAGTT